AAAAGGTCTTGGGTGTTATCAGGAAAAAGAAGAACATTACCCGCAGTCAGCTGTTGCGCAAAATCCGGAGCATATCTGCCCGTGATATGCGCGACATCATCAGCATTCTGTGTGAGGCAAATCAGATCGTGGAAATAGTCACGCCGACAAAGGGTCAAACCAAAAAAAGCTATCAATACGTCCAAGGCTAGCGTGGTCTGAATTGCCCTATAAATTGCGGCAACTTTTTTCCCAATTTTTTTCCCAAACTTGACTTTTTTCCCATGGAAAGAAGCAACTGCCGATAATCTTTTTTCCCTTTTTCCCATTTTTTTCCATACTGATTTGGGAAAAAAGTTTTTGAAAATAAATAAATAAAAACAGTTATATATAGTATATTTATATATCTTTTTTCTTTTTTCCCATGGTGCTCTTCTCATTCTTATATGTTCTTATAATGTTCCCTATTTTTTGAGATGTGTATAGCGGCCGCGGAAAAAGGGGAAAAAAGTTTTCTTTTGACCAAAAGTGGGCAAGCCCGTTATGAACCTTCCACCAACACCGCGCTGCATCCCCCCATCCAAAACGGTGTGCAGTATGAAAGATTTTCAAAAAGATATTCAATGGTACGCAGTGCGAACCAAGCCACCAGCAAACCGCAACCGAACTACAGAATTGGTTGGTGGTGATTTCGAACAATATGTGGACCGTGGTGGCCGGAAACGCAAACGCAGGATCAAGGGCACCGGCAAGCGGGAATTCGTTATCGAGACGCTTTTACGGCAGCGTGGCTTCGAAGTCTTTCTTCCCACCAAAAAGGTTTGGCGGCGAAAATCCAAATACACAAAGGAAAAGCGATTGGTGTCTTACCCGCTGCTTGTTGGTTGGGTATTCGTGGGCTGGCCGATGAACCAATATCGTTGGGGCGATCTATTCCGGGTTAACCTGGTTAACGATGTGGCGGCTGTCGATGGCGTACCATTCATGATCCCGCAATCGATCATGGACGATATGTTTAAACGTTGGGGCGGCCCTAGAACCCAAGCACCGGAACGGGAACGTTTCATGCGGACCCACTATGAATTCAATGTCGGCGACAAAGCCCGTGTGGTTGAAGGCCCGTTTGACGGCCAGATCATTCGAGTTGTCGATTTGCGGGGCGCTAAGGCGAAAGTCCTGTTGGATTTTTTGGGTGGCGAACGAGAAATCGAAATTGACACCCAGCTTTTAGAGGTTGCATAACGCAACATCTTGTGGTAATGGGAAATTGAACCGCTAGATATTGCGATTATGGCTGCTGTAGAACGGACGCCCGTTTCGGTTAAAGAACCGTGTTAGTCGAACCGTCGGCCTTAGTATTTTGACGCTCCCATATGGAAACGGGCAAAGTACGACCGGGGTCATTGTGCCCAAAATCATCTGACAGTTTAATCGTTGACGGCCCTGTCCAGGGCTTCAGCCATTTCAGATCGCCAGTTCTTTCCCTTTGCCTGGAATCTGGCAACAGTGTCTGGATGTATCCTAAGCGTTACCGCCTGTTTGGGATTATCTACAGGTGGACGACCACGGGACCGTTTGATTGCCTGGTCCAGTTCGGGATGAACTACCGCGAAAGGTTTAAGTTGTTTGGCATCGTCTGCCGTAAGAGGCCGTTCCATTTCAGGATCGGGGCCGATCAGTTCGCCGGTAGCAGTTTCAATCCACCACCCGTCGTCATCCTGATGCACGCCACCTTTTGAAATGATGGCTTGCATTTCACGATTGTAGATTTCCCAACGGCGTTCCATTTCGGTGCTACCGTCTTCAGTATCCAGATCAAGGTCTTTGGTTATGAATGCGGGCCACTTTTTAGTCATAGCCAGTTCCTTTCCTTTTTGGTTGCGGGGCGCATGGAGATTATTGAAATCGCTTCCGAGCCAAGAGGTTTGTAAACAACAGCGATTATTTTTACCCCGTTGAACTCGCCGATTGCCAATTCACGGTCGCCGTAGGTTGGCTTAAATTGAGCGGTTTCAAAGAATTCAAGGGTCAAGTCGGCAAAGTCCAAACCATGTTTGGCGATATTGCTTTGGCGCTTCGGTTCATCCCATACGATCATCATGGAATAAAAGTACACGAAAAACAGATGATAGTCAATATTAAAAGTGTACGAAAAATAATGAATGTGAAGGTTTTGCCCTTTGTCAAAGACAACCAAACCAACCAAGCGGGCCGCGCATCGACCTTCAGAATATGAAAAGGCCGGGGGCGATGAAAAGGTTCCGGCAATTGTTCACCAGTTGACCCTATTGGGTGCAACGGAAGAAGAAATCGCGGTGGCCTTCGGTGTCAGTCGTCGAACGATCATGACTTGGGAACAGAAACACGAGAAGTTCAAGCAAGCAATTCTCGAAGGCCGACTGATTGCCGACGCCCAGGTAGGACAGCGATTGTTCCAGCGGGCAACCGGCTATTCGCACCCTGAAGACAAAATCTTCTGCCCAAAGGGATCGCAAACGATTGACGATGTGATTGTTGTCCCGACGCCCAAACACTATCCGCCGGATACTACGGCGGCGATCTTCTGGTTGAAGAACCGTAGACCGGGTGAATGGCGGGATAAGCAGGACATCGAACATACCGGTAAGGACGGCGGCCCGATTGAACAGAAAACAACGCTGGACTTGTCGAAGCTGACCGATGAACAGCTTGAAGCGTATCGAATTATCGCTTCCGCCAATCGATCAGATTGACGCGGAAATCAAGCGTCGGGAATGTGTTCGTGATCTTTATGCGTTTCGGAAGCACCTGTTTCCAAAGCTGATCGACGGATGGTGGCAAAGGCAGCTTGCGAAGGAACTGCAACAGTTCAAGGATGACCTGTTTGCGGGCCTAGCCCCAATGCTGGTTATCCAGGCACCCCCACAACACGGCAAGAGCGTTCAGGTTCAGGATGCCGTTGCGTGGATACTGGGGCACGATCCCGATCTGAAGTGCATCTATGCTTCGTTTTCGGAACGACTGGGTGTTCGGGCGAACTTGCGACTGCAACGTGTGTTTGACAGTCAGCGTTATATTTCAGTGTTCCCGGACACGTCGATCAATTCAAGCAACGTTGTCACAATTAGCGGGTAGCATTTGCGGAACCGTGAAATTTTGGAATTCGTTGGCCGTGAAGGCTACTTCCGAAACACCACGGTAAGGGGTTCAATCACCGGTGAAGGGTTGGACCTTGGCATTCTTGACGATCCGATTAAGGGCCGCGAAGAAGCCAACAGTCAGACCATCAGGGATAAGACCTGGGACTGGTTGATGGACGATTTCTTTACCCGGTTTTCGGAGAAAGCCGGGTTTCTGTCGATCCTGACCAGATGGCATGTCGATGATCCGATAGGCCGGTTGATCGAAAAAGACCCCCGGTGCAAGGTTTTAAGTTATCCAGCACTTGCTGTTGAAAAGGATCAGTTCAGGGATATCGGCGATGCGCTGTTCCCGGAACACAAGAGCCGCGAATTTCTGCTAGGCCGGAAAACGTTGATGGCACCCGAAAACTGGGAAGCGCTGTTTCAGCAATCCCCGGTCGTAACAGGCGGCAACCTGTTTAAACAGGATGACTTGTTGCGGCACACCGATGTGCCGCGTCTGGTTTGGCGGGCGATCTATGTAGATACCGCCCAGAAGACGAAAGAGCGAAACGACTTTTCGGTGTTCCAGCATTGGGGTGCTGGGATTGATGGAAAAGCTTATCTGCTGGACCAGGCCCGTGGTCGTTTCGAAGCACCGGAACTGAACCGCATCGGTTTGACCTTCTGGAACAAGGCCAAGAAGTGGGACAGCAAACTATACGGCACACTTCGAAAGATGGCCGTTGAAGACAAGGTGTCCGGCACCGGGCTAATTCAGACCCTTCGCCGGAAGACCGTTCCTGTTGTCGCCATTCAGCGTGATCGGGACAAATACACAAGGGCACTGGACATCGTTCCGAGTGTTGCAGCGGGGTTGGTTTCCATCCCCAGCAATGACGTGCCTTGGGTGAAGGATTGGCTGTCGGAATATCTATCCTTCCCGGACGGCAAACACGATGACCAAATGGACCCGTTCATCGACGCCGTATCTGAAATGTGCGGTGTGCCGGGATACACATTGGATAATCTTTAATGGCGTGCGGCCCGTGTGAGAAACGGCGACAGATGCTTCGCAAAGCCTACCGAACATCGGGGGTTCGCGGTGTCGTCAAAGCCGCACCAACAGTCGGCAGGGATATCTTAAAGAACCCGCCAAAATTTTTGAAACGCAATGGAAAGCCGGTGAATGGGTGAAGTTGTTCAATTCCAGGCGGATGGTCTGAAATCGCTTTTAAGCGGTCTTGGTGATCCGTCCCGCGACAAAGCGGCATCTGGTTTCTATGCGCCGAACCTGTTGACCGATCAGCAGTTGATCAATGCGTATCGGTCCAGTTGGATCGCACGCAAGCTGGTTGATATCCCGGCCCAGGACGCGCTTCGCAAATGGCGCAACTGGCAGGCTGACCAAAAGCAGATCGAACTTATTGAGGCCCAAGAAAAGCGTCTTGGTCTTCAAGCCAAACTTCAGCAATGTAAGACACTGGCACGCCTTTGGGGCGGCGCGGCGATCTTCATTGGGACGGACCAGGAACCACACGAACCGTTCAATCCTAAAACTCTGAAGAAAGACGGGTTGCGGTATCTGACAGTATTTTCCCGTCGGGAATTGGCTGCTGGTGAATTGGAACAAGACCCGTTTTCGGAAGACTACGGCAAACCTGCATACTACGAAGTTGCGGGCACCAATCTTGCAAGAATTCATCCGTCCCGTTTGGTACTACAGATAGGGGCACCCCATGCCGATCCGTGGAACGTACAAGGTCCGAATTCTGGTTGGGGTGATAGCGTTCTACAATCGTCATACGATGCTGTACGAAACGCTGATGGAACGGCGGCCAATATCGCCAGCCTGGTGTTTGAAGCCAATGTCGATGTTTTCGGTGTTCCCGACTTCATGGCAAGTTTGGCTGATCCGGCCTACGAAAAACGGGTGATTGATCGTTTCACACTGGCCGCTGCTTGCAAGAGCATCAACAAGTCGCTGGTTCACGATGCGACGGAAACCTACGACCGCAAACAGATTTCATTCGCTCAATTGCCGGAAATCATGCAGCAGTTCTTGCTTATGGTGTCCGGTGCATCTGACATTCCGATGACCCGTTTTCTGGGTCAGTCACCTGCCGGTATGAGTTCGACCGGTGAAGGGGACATGAAAAACTATCACGACAAGGTTCAGTCCATCCAGACTTTGGAACTGCAACCGGCCATGTATCGATTGGACGAAGCACTGATCCGGTCAACGTTTGGGGATCGCCCAGCCGAAGTTTGGTATGACTGGGCACCACTTGAACAAATGAGCGAAAAGGAAATTTCGGAAATTGGAGAACGCAACGCTAAGATGGCGGAAACGTTCACACGTACCGGCATATACACTGGCGAAGAACTGCGTTCGGCCATGACGAACCTGTTGACAGAAAACGGTATCTTTCCTGGTCTCGATAAAATCGTTTCCGATACTGATGCAGGTAACAATTTCGACTTGGGTGAGGAAGACGATGATAAAGTCATCGATCCTGTAGAACCCGGCAACGGTACAGCAGGAAGTGAAATTCAGGCTTTGGCATTGAACGGTGCCCAGGTTCGATCACTTGTCGAACTGGTTTATTCGGTGTCAGCAAAGGAAATCCCGGAAGAAACGGCTGTTGGCATCATTCAGGCTGCGTTCCCGGCGGTTCCGACAGATGTCGTGGCTGAAATCATCAAGCCACTTCGCGGCTTTGAACAACCGAAAACCGTTCAGGCGGATGCGGCACCAAGAACGCTTTATGTCAGTCGTAAAGTCAAGAATGCTGACGAAATTATTGCCTGGGCGAAATCCCAAGGCTTTAAGACAACGCTTGCTGCCGATGATTTGCATGTGACAATCGCGTTTTCCAGAACAGCGATTGATTGGATGCAGATCGGGGAACCGTGGGACAGTGAAATGACTGTCGCGGCGGGTGGTCCACGGTTGATGGAAAAGTTTTCTGGCGGCGCTGTCGTGTTGCAATTCAAATCCCGTGAACTGGAATGGCGACACGAAGCCATTCGTGAAGCTGGGGCATCTTGGGATTGGCCGGAGTACCAACCACATATTACAATCACCTATGATCCCGATGGCGTGGATTTGGCGACGGTAGAGCCGTACCAAGGCGAAATCGTTCTGGGGCCTGAAATCTTTGTCGAAGTTGATGATGACTGGAAATCAGGTGTCAGCGAGCAATGAACCGTGTGGATGTTCGCCGGTTGGCGAAACGGAAAAAAGGATTGGAGGTTCGATTACCGCCAATTCATGAACGGGTTTCGGCGGTTCGTGAATATCAGGTTTTCTTGCGAAAATTGTTGCGTGAACTGGCTGCTGAAGTTCGAACATCTGTGATCCCGGCGTATACGGCAGATCGCCGACAGCGGACATTGATTGGCGACAACGATTTCTGGCTCATCCGATTACGGTCCAAAATGGCTGAACTGGAACGGGCGGCAACACAGTTTGTCCGGCGTGTTCTGGGTCTCGAAAGCAAGCGACATACGGATGCTTTTATCAGCCATTTAAAACGGGCTTTGGGTGTCGATCTTGAAGCAGTGATCCGGCAAGAGGATTTGGCGGATTTCCTTGATGATGCGGTCGCACGTAATGTTTCGCTGATCCGATCACTTTCGCAGGATACGTTTAAACGTATCGAACAGGCCGTTATCGCGGCCAAGATTGGCGGTCAATCGGCGAATAGTCTTCGCAAAGCGTTACAGAAGGAATTTGGAGTATCGGCCAAACGCGCCGAACTTATTGCCCAGGATCAGATGTCGAAATTGACTAGCGATCTGAACAGGCAACGGCAGCAACAGATTGGTATTTCAGAATATGTATGGACAACCAGCCGGGATGAACGAGTTCGGCAACGTCATGCAGAATTGGAAGGAACGACCTACAAATGGGGCGAACCGACGGATGCTGAACAGGGATTGCCACCAGGACAACCTATTCGGTGTCGTTGCGTGGCGGTCGGAGTTGTGAAGTTTTAGCTTCCGTGTCGTGTAATTTATCAGAGAACTTTTCCATGACTTCTGTCAGCAGTTTTTCTGCTTCGGACGTTTCCGGTATCGGTTCAACTTCATCAAAGGGAAACAGTTTGTAGGCGATTTCCTGCATGACTTCTGAAAGGTCACGCACATCTTGTGCAAGGTGCCGCATTGCGATGGTTTGACTGTGAACAGCCAGTTCCATTGCTTTCAAACGTTTTTCTAAATCATCGGCCATTGGCCTACTGTAATTCAATATCTGCATGTTTTCCATGTGCATCCACGGGATGCAGATGCGGGATGTTGCGGTTTCAATCCGAAGGTTTCGTCGATGCGATTTGTTGAAGACGTGTCCCTGTCCGGGGTGCGGATGACCCATGACGGCTACATGGTAGCGGATGTCAAATGCGCCCGATCCGGTATCCAGCAATATGCAGGCTGGGAACTGGGTAAGCCTGCAATGGACGTTGTGAATGTCTTTCGCCCTGAAGCGGCGGTGTTCTCAAAAGACAGCCTTCAGACTTTTCCGGGAAAGCCTGTCACTGACAATCACCCGGACGAAGCAGTCACATCCCATAATTGGAAAGATTATGCGGTGGGGTCAATTGGTGAAGATGTATTGCGGGATGGCGAACACATTCGTGTCCCAATCGTCCTGATGGATCAGGGCATCATCGACAAAGTTAAGAACGGTCAGCGTGAAATTTCCATGGGCTACGACATGGAATTGCGTTGGGAAACCGGCCAAGCGCCAGACGGCACCGAATACCACGCCGTCATGGACAATTTGAGAATGAACCACCTTGCCGTCGTGAAGACAGCAAGGGCCGGTCATGAATGTCGCATCGGTGATGCGTCAAACTGGGGCGCTGCCCCTCTCCACATCGCAGATAAGAAAGGAAGTCAAATGGCTGACAAACTGCGTCAAGTGATGGTGGATGGTATCCCGGTTGAAACAACCGATGCGGGTGCTGCTGTCATCGAAAAACTGACAAACGACAAAAAGGCGGCGGAACAGTCCTTGTCTGACGCCAATCAGAAACATGAAACGGCAATCGCCGCGAAGGACAAGGAACTGGCTGAAAAGGACGCCAAAATCGCAGACCTTGAAAAGAAGGTTCTCGACGACGCTGCCCTTGATGCCAAAGTTCAGGATCGTGCGAAACTTGTCGCCGATGCTTCCAAGCTGGCTAAGGATGCCGATTTTAACGGACTATCTGATGCCGATATCCGCAAAACTGCTGTTGCAGCGGTGCGGGGCGAAGATGCCGTGAAAGACAAGTCCCAAGCATATATCGATGCTGCTTTCGACATTGCGTTGGAAGCCGCTGGTTCATCTGACGATGATCCCGTGCGCCAAGCGTTGATTTCACGGGACACGAAAACCCAGGCCAACGACAACGGTCAGTCTGCTTATGAAAAGCGGATTGCCGACGCTTGGAAAACCAAGAAGGAGGCTTAACCGATGGCCGTTCAAACCACTTACAATGAAACGCTTTCCGCCGGTCGTGCCGGTGCGATTGCCAATGCAGAACCTAATGTTCTGATTTCTCGGAACGTTGAAACTGTCACTGGTGTTGGTTTTGGCAAGCCAGTGGTACAAGGCAGCGCTGACAGCGGGTGTAAAATTACAGAAGCTGGCGACACTGCTGTTCTTGGTGTGACGGTACGGGATCGCTCTGTTGATCCTGCTAATCCCGACAAGTTTGCCCAGTATGCAAATGCCTTGGTTATGACCAAGGGCGTAATTTGGGTTGATGCCGCTGCCGCTGTTGATGCTGGCGATGATGTCTGGGTTACCGTTGCTGACGGCACGTTCACCAACGCTGATGCGGGTGGCGGTGCTTCGGTGCAAATTGCAAATGCCCGGTGGGATAGCAGCACTTCTGATGCGGGTCTCGCCAAAGTGCGCTTGGCTTAAAGGAGACATTCGAAAATGAACAAGCACATGACCTTTGACGCCCAAACCGCACTCGGCTTTGTGGTGTCCCAAACATCGCATATTGAAACGGAAGTGAACGAAACCGTTTACCCCGATATTCAATATGCTGAACTGATCCCGGTGGATACATCGGCGCATCCGTTTGCCACGACCGTTACCTACTATTCCTCTGACAAGTTCGGAAAGGCTGGCTGGATCAATGGTAATAGCAACGATATTCCACTTGCTGGAACGGAACGTGCCAAGCATGAAACCGGTGTTCACATGGCTGGTATTGGCTATTCCTACGGCTATGAAGAAATCAATCAGGCCCAGATGCTGGGCATCAATTTGCAGGCCGATGACGCCGTTGCGGCCCGTCGTGCTTACGAAGAAATGGTTGATGGCGTCGCCCTTTCAGGCGATGAAGCCAAAGGTTTCCAAGGGCTGATCAGCCACGCATCTGTCATTGCAGCGGCTGCCGGAACCGGTGGTTGGGCAACTGCTTCGCCAGAAAATATTCTGGGCGATGTAAACGCATTGCTTGAAGGCGTTGGTGCAGGAACTGCCTATACTTCTCTGGCAGACACACTGCTATTGCCGAAATCGGTTTCCCAGCATCTGGCTAAGCCGATGCCTGGAACCACGATGCCGGTGCTTGAGTACATCATGAAGTACAACACCTACACCATCCAAACTGGCCGTCCGCTGACTATCCGCTTCATCCGTGGTCTGGACACCGCTGGTGCTGGGAGCACTAAACGAATGGTGGCTTATCGTCGTGATCCGCAAGTTCTGAAGCTGCATATCCCTATGCCGCACCGTTTCTTGCCGGTTTTCCAAGACGGCCCGCTGTCATTCACGGTGCCTGGTGTGTTCCGACTTGGTGGCCTTGATATCCGCCGTCCGAAGGAAGTCCGCTATGCGGACGGCCTGTAAGGAGGGATGATCATGGCAAATGTTAAATCAAATCATGACGGCCCACTTGGTCTTCCCATGGGTGGGCCGGTCATTGAACCAGGCAAAACCGTCCATGTGGAACGGTGGGGTCTGATCAAGGAACACGATGTCGTAAAATCTTGGCTTGCTGCCGAGGTTATCGAAGTTGTGGATGAAGACGACGATGACTTTCTGGATGAACTGAACGGCGACAGCATCGATGCTGATGCTGATGCTGATGCTGCGAAGGACGAATTGATCGCCCAGCTTGCTGAATTCGGCATCAAGAAGACCCGTCGGTCTTCACTGGAAAGTCTTAAAGAGGCTTTGGACGAAGCCTTGGAAGCAGCGACTGATCCTGAAAACGAGTAAGGTCTATGCCTGAAAACACACCCACGGCAGAAGAATTCAAAGCCCGATATCCTGAATTTACACCTGTATCCGATGCACTTGTGGATTTGGTGTTGGGGGAAGTTGTTTCTGCCGTGGGTGATGGTTGGATTGAACGCGACCAGTCTTTAGCCATCAAACTGTTGGCAGCGCATACGTTGTCTATGGAAGGTGAGCCGGAAAGATCAAAGGCTATCGAAGCCGGTCGCGGTGTTGCGAATGCGCAATCCGGGTCTGTATCTTCAATGAAGGTTGGGGATGTATCTGTAACTTATGCAGGCCGATCATCTGGAAACACCGGCGTTGGCATGGGGGCTATTTCAGCCGAATATCAAAAGACCACTTATGGACAGCGATACTACGAATTGATGCGAAAGAACTTTCCTGCTGTTCGTGCTGTCTGATGTTTCGAGTTGGTGTCAAGCGCAAAAAGCACCGGAAAATACCAAGTGTTGTTAACGGTCCGAACCGGGTTAAGGTGGGTTTTCCGGCAGGCAAAGTCGCACAAGAAATTCTGGACCGCGCTGTCTGGAACCATTTCGGCACCAGTGGTGGTGGTTGGGGCGGCCCCATACCGGAACGTCCGTTCCTTCGTAATGCGATCACGGAACACAAATCTGAATATCGACGTAATCTGAAGAATTCAGCCGCAAAGATTTTACGCGGCGACACATCAATGCGGGTAGTGCTGTCCAAACTGGGTGTTTTTGCCCAGGGGCATATCCAAAATGAAATCACTAACTTGTCTTCACCGCCGAACAGCCCGGTGACAGTGGCGTTGAAAGGTTCCAGCAACCCGTTGATCGACAGCGGGGAAATGCGGGGCAAGGTTACTTGGAAGGTAGACGATGATTGATGTCGCCGTTGCCATTGATGCTTTTGCTACTTCGATTGTTCTGAAATCGAATGCGGACGGATCATACGACGACAACGGCAACTGGGTTGCTGGCGATATGACACCGACAACAATATCGGCGACGATCCAGCCTGCCAAAGGACGGCAATTGGAAGATTTGCCTGAAGGTATCAGATCGGAAGCCGGATGGTTGGTGTGGTCTCGACACATGTTGGAAACAGATCAAGTCATCGAACATCAATCCCGCAATTATCGGGTTCTGCATGTCTGGCCGCGTGATCTGGGCGGCTTTACCCGTGCCGCCTTGGGATTGACCGAATGAACGATGTCGAAATTCATGAAGCCCTGGTTCGTTGGCTTTCAGCCCAAACCGGACTGCGTGTGATCAAAGCCCACCAAAGTGGTGATAGGCCGGACAAGCCGTATTTGATGATCAACATGTTGAACTGTCGTGAAGTCCGGGAACATTGCCAGGATTTCGAGTTTGTGGAGACAGAAACACTGAATTCTGAAGGGTTGGCTGAAATATCGGTAAGTCCTGTTATCGAAATGGAATGGGATTTTTCGATCCACGCTTATGGCGATAATCCTACAAACAGTCTTCGTATTCTGAAGGGCCGCACGCATTTGGCACAACGCTTGGAACCCCTGTTCCCGTCGCTAATTGTCCATGAAACCGGAACCATAAACAACGTTCCCGATTGGGTGAAAAATGATTGGGAACCGCGTGCGCAAATGAATTTACTTATTCGCGGGCTGACCCGTGATGGTGCCGTTGTTGATGTCATTCAAGATGCATCGGTCGGCGTTTCTAAGGGCGCATAAGCCCCAATAATCCGTGACATTTCTTTAGAAAGGAAAACGAAATGGCAAGATTGCCTTATTCGCGGACAGTCAATGTGACCCTTTCGCGTAACGATGCGTTTCCAAGCCGTCGCGGTTTCGGTGTGGCGATGTTCCTTACATCGACCGAAATCGCGGGGAAACTGGACGCTGATAATCTGACCAAGTTGTATTCATCAATGGAGGAAGTAGCCGCCGATTTCAATGCGGCAGATGATTTTTACAAAGCGGCGAACACCGCCTTTGCACAAAATCCACGACCTATTCATATCAAGGCTGCCTACTATGATGCGACAACGGTAATCAATGCAACCACTATGAAAGATGCACTGGATGCAATCTATGACCGTGACGGTCAGTGGTATTGGTTGTCAGTTGAAAGTGCATTACGCGACACCGCGATTTTGGACGGCTTGGTTGAATGGATAGAAGCCAAAAATAAACAAGCCATTCTTGATAGTAACGATGTTCGGCATGAAGACCCGAATGATACTGACAGTATTTCAGCCCGTCATAAGAATACAGTTGAACGAACTTCTGTGTTCTATCATCGTGATGCTACCAAATATGGTGCATTTGCATTCGCGGCATCACTTGGCACACGGAATTTTGATAAAGCTGATAGCGCTTATACAGCCAAATACAAAAAACTAAAATTGATTACACCGGTGAACGAGGGCAGTGCAGCTATCCAGGCAGCAACTGGCTTCACACCGCAGCTAGGTCAATCAGCCGCAGCAGGTCATATGGCCAATACCTATGTTGATATTGGTGATCAGTATTTCACTGTCGAAGGTTCCACACTCACGCAGCAGGTATTTATTGATGAAGTTCACGCGGCGGATTGGATCATTGCACGGACTGAAGAAGAAGTTCTTGCGATTTTGCTGAATAATGACCGGGTTCCATTTACTGACGGCGGGATGGAACAAGTTGCGAGTGCTTCCCGTGTGGTGATGCGACAAGCGTTCCGAGCCGGTTTGATTGCAGATGATCTGAACCCAGAAACAGGCGAGTACGAAGCGAACTACGAAGTTATTGTGCCCAGTGTATTCGATGTCCCCGAAAGTCAACGGAAAGCGCGCATTGCACCTGCGATCAAAACTAAGTTCCGATACGCGGGCGCAGTTCACTACGTGAACGTCGATTATCAGGTAACATTTTAAGGAGGCCGGATAGATGGCTAAAACTTCAGCATATTCAATGCTAAATGTGACGGCGACCTGCGACGGCCTCGCTGTCCGTGGATTGTTCGATGGCGACGACGCCATCGTTGTCACGCAAGGTGCCGATGTCGGAATCGAACCACGCGTGGCGTGAATTTGACGTTTGCATCCCCTATGCGGCAATCGCGGCGAACAAACGTCAAATTCAAAAACGCCACGAGAAATTTATCGTTGCGCGTGGTTCTAGAGATTTCGACATTTGGCCGGGGGCATGCCGCAATGGGAGCCAAATGTCGGAATCGAACCACTAGAGTAGGTCATCTTCGTCAGGCTGACGCAACACAAGCTCGCCGCGATCACTCAGCCGTTT